TCATTATTATTCATTTGTGCAATGTTAATATTTCTTTGTTCTGTTAAAACGTATTGCTCATAAAAGGCTTTTGTCGCAACATACAATTGAGTTAAATCTAAGGAAATAACTTTGTCATCAACATATAATTCAACATAAGATAAATTAGCTAAAGAATCATTGCTCAAAATAATTTCTTTGTCAAAATTACCTTTTGCATTTATTTCATCTGAATCGCCTATTATCTTTATTTCCATTATTTAATTTTCTCGATTCTTTCGAATATTTTCTCCAAAGTTAATTCCATTTTGTCAAGTCGTGTTAAGATAGTGTTACTTTGTGATTCCATTACTGCAATCTTGGTATCTCGAATGGCATCTTGTTTTTCATTCTCAATTATGTTTTTCTTTAAATCTTGAATGTCCTCCTTGTTTTGATTAGTCTGCCATTTGGTGTACATTACACTTAATGCCATCATTCCTAACCCTCCAATGCCTTCGATGATTAACTCCTCCATTATTCGGATTCTAAATTTTGTGGTGGCAATTCATTTACTAACCCCATTTCACTCGTATATTTCTCATGTTTTAAAATATACCACTCGCCCTCTATTTCAATAGGATTTGCCCAATTATCGCCTTTTTAAATATTTTTCATTTGCTGTTACAAATTCATCGTAAGCGATACATTCTTTATTTGTGCCTTTATAGTACATTTTAGTAAATTGAAAAATATGTGTTTTCATTATTTTTTATGCCTTCTACCCTACTATCATTATCATCATTATAAATAATCATTTCAGAAATATCCATCCTTGCTGCTCTACTACTTGTTGGGGCCCCCCAGTTACCTATTGTTAAGTATCTTGTACTTGAAGAACCACTAACATTTCTATTTTTTACAAGGCTGTTATTTTCGTAAACATCAACTACGGTTGTTCCGTCAAAAATAACACTAAACAATGCGTGGTTTGAAAATATTGTTAAAGCATCCCCTGTACTAGTCGGTCCACCATTACGAATAGATAGTGTGCCGTTTAAATCCCAATATCGTTTATCCACACCAAATGCATTTGGAGTTGTTGGTGTTAGTTGAAAATATGTACCAAAAGAAGCTCCTGTTGTAAAGTTTTTAAAGTTAGCTAAGTAAACAGAAGAATTTGTACTAAAAGAACCTAAATCTCCACTTAAATAATCATCAACTCCATCAAACTGAATATTAGGAAGTCCACCTGCTACTACAACAGTTCCACTGCTAACTATTTGTGGCTGACTTGAAGTAGTGGTGTTTTTGAGAATCAGCGGCATTTCCACTTTGGTCATACCATGTTCTTACAAATCCATCTCCTGCACCAACAAATGAAAGTAATGATGTTGTGTCTAAATCTCCATTTTGCGTTAAATCCTATATCCTGTAAAGCATTATCACTTGAACGCCTAACTTCAAATTGCACTACCTGCATAATCTGACTTTAAAAGCCTAACAGAATAAGCCCGCTGCTGCACTTGGGTAAAAGGTCTAATAAGCCGACAAATGGTGCACCACCACTTTGAAAAGTTGGTATTTTATATGGCGATATTGCGCTTGGTGAAATTATCATGCTGAATAAGCTATAACGCTTCCGCTTGTTAGCGTTAGGTTTTTAATAGTTTCTTCATAAGGCACTGTAATTAATGCACCTTGTTTTAATGTTTTACCGTCTTAAACCAATAGTTGTTAAATAATTGGTTGCTGTTGAACCGCCATGAGCCACCCGCTAAAGTAGCCACAACAGTATCTTCTTGGGCTATAAAACCATAATAGGCTTTGCCTGTTCTTGCATCTGTATCACCGATGAATTCACAGCCTTGAAATGCCTCTAAAACGTCTGCTCATTTTTTATCTTTTTTTAAAATGTAATTTAATAACTTTTTTATGTTAGCCTTACTTGGGCTTCTGTCTTTAATACTTTTGTCCTGTTTCTCGCTCATATTTATTTGGTGTTGTATAATCTAAACTAATTCCATGAAATGTTTTTGAGTTTATTGGCCTTAAATCTTCATCACTATTGGTTGAATATTCAGGAAATAAACTCGAATTGCTACATAAGTAATCTGTTAATCTTTGGGCAAAATGTTCGCCTCTATCTCTTTGCTTTTGTTGGTAGTAATTTAATTCTGAAATACTTGCTGTAGTACTGTTTTCTGCATTACTTCTATAAACGCCACCCCTTGCAACTTGAACGCCAACATCAGGTATCAACTCGCTGTAAGTGTACCATGCTAAACATGGAGCAATCCAAGTATTAACCAATGTAGCGTAATTACCTTGTTAAACTACTTCCTGCAATATCAGCTGAAATCTTGTTGTATAAATCACTACCTAAAAATTGGCTCAATGTACATTCTTTGAGTAGCGATTAACACCGTTCTAATCTTAGCGTCATCTACATTATCAACCAATGGTGTGGTTTCTTTTAAATACCCTAAACTTATAAATAGATTCTGTGTTACGCTCATTTTCTTACAGGTGTATTTTGTTTTGTCGCTCTGCTATCATTTACCCTTTTAGCTACATAAGGCACGTTTCCAACAGGCCTCGTAACTCCGTCATCATAGCTTTTAAAATAGATTTTTCTAACCCATACGTGTCTGCAATTGTAACTTCCTTTGTACCAAAAAACATTATAACTACCAAACTCAGGGTTATTAAGATTTTCTAAAACTTCACGTTTATAAACTCTATTTCCATTTCTTGCATTATCTATTTGATGGTTGCAAAACTTTCTTGATGTGTCAATAATTGCAGGCTCGCCACGTTGTTTTAATGGCCTTGCTAAATCATATTGATAACGCACTAACCAAACGCCACTTTTATCTTTTGCTTGAACATCGTATTTTGAAAGATTATCAGGATTAACACCCCAAGCACTCATTAACTCAACTTGTGACATTTTAACGCTCAACTCGTCATCACCTTCGCAATCTTGCTCATCTACACAAATAAAACCATCACCTAACAAGTCTTCTTCGCTTTCGCCTAAATTATCTAACTCTGCATTTAACCAATCGCTTTTCTTCCTCTGTAAGGATTTTAAATGGGCTCTGCTCGCTCATCTTTACGCTTTCTACTACTTCTACCTTTGGCTCGCTAGAAACAGGTTTAAAAGGCATATAATATAACGCACTTGATAATTCCATATACTGCAAAATAGGGTCGTAAAAATCAATTAAATCATTTTGAATTGTCTTTATTACCGTATTTTGAAATAAATCATTTGCTGTTCTAATCTCATCTGCATTATTTCCTAAGCCTGTCGCTTGTCTTATACCTAATAACATTGGGCTTGTAACTTTATGAGCCACCAAAATATTATCTCTTATTTGGGTTGCCATTTGCTCATATTGCTTGTCAGCTTCGGGTAATGGTGCATTATAAATTTCAGCACTTCTTTCCTTAGAGTCGTTGTACATAAACACAATCTTTTTCTCCATGTGTTCCTGTAAACTTTATCTTTTAAAAAGTTTCTCGATTTGCATCCTTTCCATAGGGTCAGGAATACCGTTGTTGAATTGAACTATTGTAGCTCCACTAAAGCCGCTTTTGATATTACTCAAATGGTAGTTTGCCATTTCAATATCCATTTCAGCCCATTTAGTACGCGCCTAACCAAGATGGAGTACCGAAGTAAAATGAATCAGGGCAATAGTTTCTGTAATAATAGATAAAATTACCCCGCCTTTGGTTTATCAGGGATTCCAAGCATCTATTTCTATTGGCTTAAATTCTTGCTTTCTGTGGTCATCCCCAATTTGATGAATACCAATAAGAGTTAATATTGCCATCTTCATCCGCCTTATTTGGTAACAAAGTGTTAACAGGCATGTGTTCAACCTCAATAATTCTACCTGCTCTGTCTGTGGTTAATTGTAAAGCTGCGTTTCCTTGTTCGTAAACATCTAAAATAAATTTCTTTTGTTCTTCTTTATTGAAAACGGCTTTAAATTTTGCAAGTCCTATTTTATCTCTTGAATAAGTGTGTAAGCCTTCACCGTAAATTCTGTCGGCAATACCTGTTATTAAGGCATAATTAAGGCTACTATTTTTGAAAAGGTAGTTAATGTAATTAAAATACCCTGTTGGTAGCCTTTGGTCAGTGCCATAACCAACCCATTCTTTATTCTTTTGAATACTTGCTAAAGGTTCGTTATCCTCTTGTAAGTTTACAATAGAAAATTCGTATTTATTAGTAGGTAAATCTTTTTTAACTCGGCTCATTTACGTTGTATATTGTTGTAATATCATTACTGTTATCTGAGTCGGAGACATCTGTTTTGTCATTTAAATAAACTAATTCACTATAAAGTAAATCGCTACCGTTGTACACATTTAATTCATAAAAGCCATCAAGCTCTGAATCTAACCCACTACTTAAAGCAAATTGAAAATACCTTTCGGTTATTGCTGTGGCTTGAGCTGAAATTGTAGTAGTTTTTTTTGTGGCTTGATTCGTGAAAATCAAATCATAAGTAACTGTACTCGTAAGGCTTTCGCCTCTTTCGTATAAGTTTATAAAGATATAAGCAGTTGTTTGCGCAATGTATATCATAACCTTATAACGAAGAAAAACAATAGCTGTTGCTATTTATAAAAAAAAGGGCTACAAAATGCAGCCCTTCAAACTAAAACTAAATATGAAAAAAGAGAATTACGAAGTTACTATTGCAGTACCTGTTAAATCAGTTACAAAAGGGGCAGCATCATATTCACTACCTGTAAAACTTAAAACATATCCACTCATATCACCTGCTGCCGTTCCCGACTGCCCTGCTACTGTGGTTACATTCATTCCTTTTATCTTACCTAATAAAAGTAAATTATCGTTATTATCTTTTACAATTATATGAGGTCTGCCTTTAGCCAATAACTTAATTTCATCGCTATCAACTGCCCTTAATTTGTGTAAAGTTATCTCAAGGGCTTGTTCATAAAAAATGCTTCCGCTTTCAGCAGATGCTGTTAGTGTTTCGGTTAAGTTTCCTGTATAGTCGGGTAGCTGGTACTGATAAAGAGTTACGCCGCTTAAAGCACCCGAAGCAATTGCACCGTTTGTAACGGTCAATCCACTAAGGTCGCCAAAGTCAGCAAAGTAAACGGTATTAATACCGCCTACTTGCTCCTTACATTCCCACAAACGCCCTGATGTTAAAATCACAAGCCATTTTGAATTTCTTTTAATTATGAATAATATACTACATTAGAACCGTTGGTTACTTGCGTACCACCTGTCATTCTTGCTACAAATCTTACGTTGTCAGAACCATCAGTTTCAGCCATGTCAATAACTCTTAATTCGGCTAAGTCGGTTAAAACGTTAGTGCCAAAGTGTAAGTCTGATGTTCTTGCTGCAACCATTTTGTCGTTTCCTAATCCGTTAGCAACTACTAATGGAATACCTTGAAAATTCAATTCGGTTTTGCCTACATGAAATTTGTCTAAGTAACCTAAATTGGCTTGAGCAGCGATGTAAAATTTAGCAACGGAAATAGGTACTATAATTTTCACGTCATCAGCTACATAAACTTCATTTGGAATAGCTGCAACTACTTTAACTAATTCTGCGATAATGTTAGATGCTGATAAAGTTATACCTGCTACATCAACTACATCTCCGTTAGCTGCTAATTTAGCTTGCAATCCTTCAAATGAACCTCCACCTGTAGTACCTTGCCAAAACTGCAACTTCAAAAATCTTTTGTCAATTAATTCTAAGTTCTTTTGAATGAAAAACTCTTGGAAAGATGCAGGTATTTCTTGACCTGTAATTGCACCTCTCATTTCTAACGCCTCCCATTGAGTGCGGAAATTTGCCTTGCAAAGTTCAATATTTACTTGTAATTCTTTAGGCTCTAATTACTACATCGCTTAAAGCTACTTCACCTGTTGATTCAAAAGCACAAGTAGCGTTTGCTAAAAAACCTGTTGTTGCTAAATTTCTAACATTAAGTTTGTACTTAATATTTTCATGTACGGTTACTATTCCGCTTCCGATAGAGTTTGCAGCTAATATAGCAGGGTATAAATAACCCGATGCTTTTTCACCTGCAAAGTTTCCTGTTAAACTTGTTGATGTTGCCATTTTTTATTTTTAAAATTTTGTATTGATAATATTCTATTCTTTTTTGCGATTTGGTAAAATTGGCGATTTCATTTTGCGCTTAATTTTACCGATTCTGTTTTTGTGTTTTTTCTCAGGGCTGTGTTTTACCTTGTCCATTGGTTTAGATAACTCTACCAATTCGTTTGTAATAACATTAACTGAACCTGCAACTGCTGAAAATTTCTCGTTGATTAAGTTTTTATATTCAGCTAACTCTGCTTTTAAAATTTCCAATTCTTTTTCAGCGTCAAACTTGGTTTCTTTAACCACGCTTTCAATTACTGATTTTGCTTGTGGAGTTGGTGCAGGTGCTTCTGCTACTGCGTTGGCATCTTGCTCAACGTTTTCGCTTTCTTCTTCTGCTTGTGCAGGTGTGTAATTAGCTAACGATACCATCATTTTCTACTGTTAGCAATGAGCCATCAGCTAAAACATACTCACCAATAGGTAATGGCATTTGCTCTCCATCTGCTATAATGTACACTTCAACACCTGCTGCCCATTCGTCTGAAGGTGAAGCGATGTTGGTTGTACCATCCTCAAGCATGGATTCAACCATAAATTTAACATCGTGAACTTGTGCGGCTTCTTCGGGTTTAAGGCCGTTTTCGTCTGTATTGGTAAGTTGATGACCTAATTTTAAAAGGTACTCACCGATTGTTTCTTTAATATTTTTTTCTGACATTTGTTAAACGTTTTATGCTTAACCTTATGACGAAATAAAAGCAACTCTGTTGCATTTAACAAAAAAAGGGCTGCGATATGCAACCCTTTCTAACCCAAAATTAAACTATGAAAAATCCTATGAACTACAAATATAACAAATTGTATTTTACAAAATGTTATAAAATTGATTTATACAAATCCATTCTGAACTTTGTCCATCTGTGGCAATTATAATATTCTAAGACTTCCTCTTGTAACCCTTTCGCCATCTTTTCTACTGTTGCTCTATCTTTACTCAATAGCTGTAACTTATCTTGCCAACTTTCATTTGGCTTAAAGTAAACTATATTATCGCTTTTAAAATCAATGTAAGGTGGCGTTTCTGTTGTGCATATTAGTTTACCCTTTACTCCTGCCTCAACTACTTTTAAATTTGATTTACAACCGTTGAATTTAGTTGGTAGTAATGGTGCTAAACTTACATCTGTTTCATCAAACAAAGTACCGTATGTATATTCGTCTTTTGGCTTTTCAATTTTAAACCCCAACTCCTTGTATCTATCTACATAAGCCACTGAATCAAATTTGCTAAAATCGCACTTTTGCAAATTGTAAATCCTCAAAATGTGTTTCACCTCCTAAAAATGAAAACCTTACTTTACCTTTTCTTTTTGGTGATGGCTTCCATTGCATTTCTTCTGTGTTTATTACATTCGGGATAATAGAAAACCCTTTTGTTGTAGGGTCTGATTAATTTCATTCAAACCGTTTTGTTGGTTGTTATAATATGGTCAACATTTTGAAAAGTTTTTGATTACTTGGTCTGTGTAATCTTTATTGTATAAATGACTTAAAATATGATGATCGTCTAATTCCCAATAGTCATCAATATCTAATACTAATTTGCAATGTGCCTTTTTTCTTAGCCAATGACAAATTTTGTCAATTTCTTCAAATGCAATAAACCTTGTAAAAATAATAATATCAACTTTTGAAAGGTCTGTATTTAAAATTGATTCTTGATTTACTGTTGTTAATATTTCCGTTTCAGTATATGCTGACTTTAACATAATATGACGGGGCTGAATAACCTGTGGTAATTTACCGCACCTTTCATTGTTGACTGCTATTAATATTCTCATCCTAATATATATTTGCCTTTGTTTTCAATTTGTAGTTTAGTTAATGCAACGTATCTAATAGCATCGCAAGCATGGTTGTAAAAGTCTATTGGTTTGTTTATCATGTTTCCGTTTTTTATTCTTTTTTGTCCATTTTGTAATTCCTAAACTCTTTTTATAATGTTTAGGCGAAGATTTTAACCACGTTTATTTTTGTGGCGTTTTTAATACGTCTATTCCATTCTTAATACTATCTGCACCCTTTTACAACTCCTTTTGGCATTAAATCCCATTAAATAGATTTCTTGAATACTTTTTGGCTCTGCTGAATCGCAAATTATTTCCAACCTTCTATCAATGTTAAATGACTTTAAATAGTTGCCTATTTCTTGATTTTGTTAAACCTGTTTTGGTAAAGTAATTCTTGCAAATATATCTCACCCTCAAACATTCCAAATTTGATTAATGCTGTTGGGTCATTCGTGTAACCAAAATCTAAACCTAACGCCTCCCATTTTGCATTTCAGGCCATTTTATCAACCTCATTAAAATTTAGCGAATATTTTGACCTTCAATAAAACCTTTTAACCCTAAGCCGTAAACCCTCCAATAGTTTTCGTCTTGGTCTTTTTATTTCGCTCAATCTTTTCAATTAATTCTTTAGGTAAAAATGGGTTATCTAAATAGGTTGTAAATATAAAAATCGCATTGATTTTGTTTTTTTACATCCTCTACCCAAAAATCTTCCGATGGGTTGTAATCTATTATTACCCTTTCGGTTGTTCTAATATCTAGCTGAAAAAACTCCTCGTAGTTTATTTCGTTTGCCTCATTAATAAATAGGATGTTTCTTTTTCGCCCTCTAATCTTTTGGGCTTGGTCAACCGAGATAAACTCAAATAGATTTCCGTTTAGTTTGTAGGTGTTTTCGGTTTTGTTGTGAGAATTTTCATCATATAAATTAGCTGTTTGTAGTATCTCAATAAAATCTCGATAAACTGACCCCCTTAATGATGGAAATGATTTTCGGCAAATTGTGATAGTTTTGTTTTTATGGGTGTTGCCATATACAATTAACCAAATAAGTATATTATAAGTCTTGCCGGACCTTGTGCCACCTTGCTCAATTACATATTTGCTTTTTGAGTTTTGTAGATGCCAAAATACATTAGTTGTTTTTATTTCCATCAATAACCCTAACGATTAATTGATTATCTAAATCGCCTGTATGCTCTACCGTTTTGCTTATCCTTCCATCCATAGTTAGCTTTCAAATCAAAAATTAAACCTGTTGAATTTCCTTCACCGTTTAATAATGCTGCAACTTTTCGGCTTTGGATTATCTCATTAATTCTACCAACTGTTTCAGCAAACTCTTTTGTGGCTTTCTAATTTTGTGTAGTTTTCCCAAAGCTGATACGATATATCTAAACGCTCTAAAAACTCCCCTATTGATGGAACACGTGGTCTTAATACTTCAACAACTTTTCCACTTCCTGTTGGATGTTCTACTGTAAATCTTGCGCAGTAGGTAATGTATTTATTCCACGTTTCCTTGATTTGCTCAACTGATATTTTGAAGCTGCCAAATGGTCGGCCTCCTAAATCTTTTTCAAT